CACAAGCGGCTAGGCAAAAAAAACTAACAGAGGAAGCCGCAGCAAAAGCAAAAGCATTTAAAGAACAACAAGAAAAAGAAAGAAAAGAAAGAGAAAGAAAAGAAAATCCTTTTTTCAAAGTAATAGATTTTTACCAAAAAGTGAGTCCTTTCACTAATATTGTGAAAGGCATTTCTAGCTTATCATCAAGCGCACAAAAGAAAGCTCTTACATTTAGTTTAAACAAAAAGATAAGCGATATATCAAACAGACCTGATTTTAGTCCAGGAGCTTATGGTTACAAAATTCAACAAATACAAAAAGATTTAGATGCAGTCGAAAGAGGCGAATTTGGTCAAAAAGAATATACAGCAAAATATGGTAGTGGTGATGCAACAAATCCCTTAGACGCATCATTCAACCCTAACGCTTTGACTGACTCTGAAAGAGATAATTTATCTACTTTGTTTGCAAGTGAGGCAGCAGTAGCTTTATCAGGCGGTACGCCACAAAACTCAGTAGTAAACCAATATTTTAAAAGCATACAAAATACTAATCTTGGTGTGAGTTCAGCTTACATGGACACATACAATCAAGCTAAAGATCGTATGGCTAAAACTTTAAACCTAACTCCTACAAATCAACAATTTGGATATGACCCAAATGCTTTCTCAAATTTTTCTATGAGCATGACACCAAGTAATCCATTTTTTGAGGAGTTACAAAATCAAGGAATAATATAATGACTACAAGAAGAAGAGGAATACTATCAGACTTATTACAAGACGAACAATTCTTATTTGGTGCTGGTCTTTTATCTGCTGGATCTATGGGGCAGAATTTAGGACAGGCGGCATTACCGCAACTTATAAGGTCAGCTAACACAGCAAATTATTTTCAAAGACAACAAGCTCAAAAGGATGTCGCTGATCAAATTAGCAATATGGATATGACTGGTCTATCAGATATAGAAAAAGCAATTCTAAAATTAGACCCAATAAAAGGTTACGAAACAATTTCTAAAAACAGAAGATCACTACAAAATAAAACAAGAACATTGTCTGATGAAGAAGTTATTAATGCTGGTTTTAGAAAAGGATCAATAGTTCAAGAAGATAAAGATGGAAATTTAATTGTAAGACAAGCACCATCAGAGGGTGGTGTTGAAAAAAGTGCTACAAGAAAAACAGTAATTTCTTCCATAAATAAAATATTAAAAGAAGTGGATCAAGTTGGTACTGGTTTTATTGAGGGCAATTTAAAATCACTAAGTACTCCATTTAGT